TTGCTGTCCCGCTGCTTCGAGCGCTTCCTGAAGGGCGTCGTTGCGCGCCTCAAGCTCCGTAGTGTATTCGACGAGCGACTCAACCTTGTCCTCTATACCAGAGAACACTCCGTCGACGTTGGCTTCCTCCTCTGCTTCGAGAGCAGCTCCAGCCTTAGCCTCAAGAAAAGTCAGTGCGTTATTGATGGCTGAGTATTCCTCGGGAGCTTCGTAGCTTTCGTTAGAGCCAGCAGTGACGTACTCGGCTTCTTCTTCGCCGTAGCCATCATCATACTCCTCTTCTTCCTCGCCGTCGTCGTCGTCGTACTCTTCTTCGTACACGTCATCAACGTCTTGGAGTTCGGCCTCGATTCCCTCAGCCAGTTCGTCGTTAAAGTCCTCAATACCTTCGATGCGGTCTCCGAGCCCCGCAAGGACTGACATGATGTCTTCGTTGGATACAGGTTCGTCACTTTCCATATACACCACTTCCTTGTCAACTTTCGCCTCGAACAATCCAGTGGGATTTGCGGCGGGCTCGGGAACTAAGTCTACGGAAATTAAATCCTTACACCGAGCTACCTTCTGTCCGCTTGGGTCTGGATGTCCCTTGCCTTGGAAGGCTACGGAGAACCCAATCTGGCTAGGCATAGTTTGAATCTGCTCCATAGTTTGAGCATAATCCTTGTGAGCCTTTAGCATATTAAGGTCACCTAAAAGCTTTGGTCCCTCTACTCTGGCGTTTGTAATGTAACCAAAGACAGCCTCTACGCCACTGCGGTGGTTGAGCTTCGCCTTCACGCCGGGATTCTTCACGTCGTTGAACGCGCACTCTAACTGCTTTAGAGTCTCGCTGTCTATCATCAGCTCATGCCCTTTGGCTTTCCCTTCGGTAATCAGGGACACGCCCTTCACCTTTCCCGTCTTTTCGTCTACGCGGCCAAGTATGCCGCCGTCTGAAAGACATACGAAATCGTTTTCAATTTTACTTTCCATAATTTTCTCGTCTCCTTGCAAGTGCTCTTCCAACAAGTAATGCTCCTACGGCGCCTGCTCCAGCTCCTATCCCTCCCCTAGCTACTACATTTGTCAGTCGTCGCTTGGCAGCTTTTTTTACGCCCTTCTTTGTTAGTGTTTTTCCCTTCTTCGTTAAAACCTTATCGCGCACCTTAGCATGATCCTTCATGCGCTTGTGAGTATATGCAGCCGTACCTACTCCTCCGACAGCTCCCCCAACCATTGCCTCGTAAGGCTTACTGCGGTTGTAGCTAGTAAGTGCTTCGGGAGGTGGCGGCTCATCCCAGCGAGCGAGATTGGATTCTCTCTTCCCTCCATGCCTACCCTTCGTTCGCAGTTCAATGCGGTCTGGATGTCTGGCGCTGGCGCTGATTTGAATGGCGGGGTTACTTGCTTGCTTTGCCCGTAGCTTCGCAGCATCTTCACGCATCTTCTTCTGCACCCTCTTGTTAATTTCGCCTTCATGCGCCTTTATCCCTACCTTCTTCTGCTTTGCCAACGCAGCTCTTGACGCTGACTGCTCCGTTGCCAAGGCATCGGCTGCCTTCCTCTTCACCCTCTTTACCTTCTTCCCCTTCTTCTTCAGCTTCTTCGCCGCCTTCTTTAGTAGCGCCGCCTTGTTCCTGCTTGCTATGAATCCTATCGTCGCGGCAGTTACTGCCCCAGCCCTCCATAAACCCTTCTTACCCTTCTCGCTCGCAGTCTGCTCACGCTGGTGATCCATCGTTTCCTCTGGCTCCTTCTTACGCCTGCGACGCTTGGCATGTGGGCTCGTGACCCTAGCCGTGTTGGGAGTCGTATCGGAAATCTTCCACTCGTGCCGGGTGGGGTTTCTGGCTACGTCGAACATGTCGTCGTCCGCTATGTGTTGCTTGGCCAGCCTGATTACTCCGTCCTCGCCCCTCGAAAAAAGCTTCTTCTTCTTACCCTTGGTTGCATACAGCCCCGCTCCAGCCAAGCCTACCGCAAGCCCAGTACCTATCGCCTTGTCCTGCCAGCGTTTAGTCTGCCAGAAATATCTCCTACGCCGTCCCTTTGGGTGTTTGTCTCCCGTGGTTACCCGCTCATGGATGTCAGCCGCATAGCCTGCGTGCCGCCTGCCTGCCTTGGTGGTCTTTGCTGCGGTTCGCCTCGCGCGCTTGTAGTCTCTTATAGCATTAGCCGCCTCATCGACATTGAGGTAGGTAGGCTGCTCAAGACTTTCAAGCCATTTGATCTTCTTCAGGGCTCGCTTGGTCACTGTGTATAGCTCATCCATCACTTAATCAACCTGATCCCCATAGGGACTTTAGGCATAATTGCCCCAGCTATCTTCTCGAAAGCATTCCTCGCAAATTTCTTCTTTGTTTTCTTCAGCGCCATTTTACGCGCCTTACCTCTCCATGCACCCTTGCCTTGGTTTTGGTAAAACTTATCACGAACCTTTTTTTCACCCTTCTTGTAAAGCTCTTGCTTCTGTCGTCCGCGTTCAGCTAGGAGCTGCCCCCCTACGACGCCAGCAGCTCCGCCAGCGTAACCTGCCCTCCGCACGTTCTCCCTTACTCTATTGTTGCGGATCAGACGCTGTGCGTCATTGCGTGGGTCGGGTTGGTTCGCTCCCTCGAATTTACCCGCAGACCCGTGCTCCCTCCCGTGTTGGTCTACGGCAAATTCAAGCATCTCGTCTATCCTGACTAACCTCGCAAAGCGTCTGTTTTTGTACTCGTCCATAATATCGGAATCCGTGTTTGCTTGGTCCCTCTCCGCATCCTCGCGAGCCATCTTGTCCAAGGCTGACTCTCCTCCCGAAGCCCTGTTCTTCTTGTTCGCCTCGATGGCTTTCTCCGATTGGCTGAGCTTCTTTGGAAGTGGTTTCTTCTTTATCTCCGAGGTAGGCTTCACGTTCTTCCTCTTCTGCTCGTTGGTTAAACTACCATGGGTAGTCGAGGATGACCTGTTCTTGGTCGGGCGTCCCCGTCCCCGAGGTTTCTTCGTCGCCTTCTTCGCCTTCTTGTTTCCCCCAAGGTTACGGGTGTTCGTCTTGCTGACACTGCCCAAGGTCTTCGCTGACTGTATCCCATGTTTGGCATGGGCTATCGTCTTCTCAGGCAGCCTCGTCTGCTTGTTCGCTAATACCGCAGCCTTGCGCGCTTTGGTCTTCTTCCCATAAGGTTTGCCAGTGCGCTGGTTGATGGGTTCTTTGAAATCTGGGCGGGTCTTGGCGACTATCTTCCTCTTGGGTTTACCAGTTTCCCTGTCGACGTCTGGCTTGTTAGGGTCAAATGGCGATGCGCCGCCCTTCTCGCGCACAGACCCTTTGGTCCCGCCCTCTACCACCTTGGTGCCGGGAACATTCTCTGGGTCTTTGTTCATGTTCTTCGTCCTATGGGCAAAGTCTACCGCCTGCTTGTGTTCCTTTGTTCCGGGCGTTCTCGTCCTGCCCCTCCCCGCCTTGGTCTGCCAAGACCGGCGTTCCTCGGCATCCATCTCGTCCCAAGCTTTCTTGTTGGCTTCTTCGCCATCCGATTCCCGTGACTTCGCGAACATGCCGTAGGCGCCTTCAGACCCTGACCGAATCGCCTTGTTCTTCTCCCTCTCCGCCTTCTTCGCCTTGGCTGCCGCCTTATTCTCCGCCTTCTTTTGAGCGGCAGTCAATGGCTTCTGCCCTGCTGGCTTTCTTAATGTGGTTTCTCGGCTAGTGGGTTGGTTTGATTGTCCGTGTTTCTTAAGAAACCTCTGGGCGTTACGCTGCTTCTTAGGCTGGTCGGGATTGTCCGCCCGTGATCTTATTTCGGCCAACGCCTCTGAATCTCTTCTTGCCCACAACGCATCATTGGACATGCCCTCCACGTCGCGAGTTACGGCGTTGGTAGTGCCTTTATTTGCGGCACCTGCGCCTAGCGCTGCTGCTGCTGCTGCTGCTGCCCCCTTCTCCTTAGTGATACCCTTCCCCTTCTTCCCCTTGGCATTCTTGTAGAGGTCGTCATAGGGTCCGGCGTTCTTCTTAAAATACTTCTGCCGTCGCTTTTGCCATTTCTTAAAGGCGTGCTTAGGTCCCTTGGCGATATGCCTGCTCGCACGCTTTGCGACCTTCGCCAGCTTTTTCGCTACACCCGCCTTTAGTTCTATGAGCATACTACATACGGGGTGTCAACGCTACTGCTGTGGCGCTTGTTGTTGTTGCATCATCTCTTGAGCCATCTGCTGAGCCTGCTCTTGAATCTTCTCCTGCTCATCTTGGGTTGGCTCTCCAGCATCCTCCGCCTCTTTTGCCTGCTCATACTGAGCGACCATCTGCGTCATGCCCTGCATACCTCTATTGATAGCTTCTATTGGGATTTGGTATTTTTCCGACAGCTTACTTAAGTGAGCAATCTCCTTGGCGAGCTGCTCGGATTCTTCCTCGAAGTCCAACCCTAATTCCCCATAGGCTGTCTGGTGGGTCTTTAACCCATTCCCTAGCATAGCGATTTGGGATTGCACCTCGTACCCTAAGTCCGCAGTTATGTGAGCCCCGAACTGCCAGCGTCCTTTCCTGAACTTCGCGTGTGGTGGTATCGCCCCCGTCGCTATTCCATGAGCTATGATCTTGTTTTTGATTGGCGTTAAAATCTGCTCACTCAATAGGTTCTGAAACCTCTTGAACGTTCGCTGAGCTGCCTGTGTCTCCAGCCGAGCCGTAGCGCCCCCAAAGTCTTTCATGTCCCAAACAAAGGCGTAAGGTAACGCTAGTCCGTTTGCCATTTCTCTTACGAGCGTGGAAATGAAACCATTGAAAGTAGGTGACGGTCTACTGTTGTTCGGAAACACTTGGACGGAATCCCCCTGCTCAAGTCGCAGTATCTTGCCCGGCTCCATTTTCTCAGGCTTAAGCCCGTTAGGAGACAGCGGGTCAGCCTTTGTTGATGACCACTTGTCAGGTCCGGGGTCGGACTTGGTGATGACTCCCGCGTGTGAAGCCCCCCATTTTACTGCCATCTTCTCCATTTTCAATAAGTCGTAAAGGTCACGCGCATGACCTACCGCAGTGTCGAACGCGGTCACTCCCCTGTATTGATCGCAGCGCAGCGGGTCGAAGTAGTGGATGAAGCTTCCTGCCTTCACGTCCACAGGGTCTTTATACTGACCGTTGATGGTTCGCTTATAGACTTTGTAGCTCACAGGTTGCCCATAATCATTTATGGTAATCCCGCTAATATAGTTATCGCTATTCTTAAACTGGTGAGGATTGCCTATCCTGTCAGCCTCAACGCATTGGAGCTTTAGTGTGTCACCGTGGGTGACAAGGACGAACCCGAAGTCGCCGTCCCTACGCATGGACATGTGAGCCATGGACACTAGATGTCTAAAGTTGTGCCTGCCAGTGATGTCGCAGTTTTGTTGCCATTCCTTTAGGTAATCCTCATAGGCAGTATCTATTTCTGGTTCACCTGTGTTACTCTGGTATCGCAGGTCTCCAGTGACATACATCGACTCCTTAACTAAAACACTTTTTACAAATGAGTAGTTTTGGGTAAGGCTTCGAGCTTCAGCCATAAGGCGCACCCTGTCCCGCTGGTTCGACATCGACTCCGACGGTCCGACTGACATAATGGAAGGGGGTCCCGCCCGCTCCCTGATGGGGTTGGCTGCATCATACGCTAGTTCGATGCGGTCTTCAAAATACTTTCGCTTCAACGCCGTTTCTGGCGAGAAATACGCTATCGTCTTATTGATCCAACCCTGCGTTTGGGTGGGGCTGTGTCCGTTTTTTTCACTCACGAGAATGTACTTTCGCTAAAATCCGCAAGGGTTGAGGGGAAGGGGTCGCTCCCATTGGCTGTCAAGGCTGCCCTCAACCTGTCTTGGATAATTGTTACGTTTCTTTGATAGTTTTTTCCACCTACGCCTTGACTCATGTAAAGATTCTTGCTCTCCTTCTTAAGGAAAGTAATCTCATCGTCAAGCTCCACCGCAGTGTAAGTCCTATATATTATTGCCCAATCATTTGTCGCCATACACAATATCCTGATGTCAACGAGTTATAGAGAAGCTAGTGTGGATTTCGACTACGACGCCGTAGATCAACCAGACTTCTCAAAACTGGATGACAAGGTGTTTGAAGAATTACCTGAAGTATTACAGGAGTATGTTCAGCAGCGAATCCGAGCGGAAGTAAGGGATGCAATGACCCAGCTCCTCTCAATGATTTACGACAGCTCTAATTACCGACTCAGAATTGCAACCATCGTATGTTCATTTGGGTTACCATTATTCTTGGGTAAGTCCATGAAAGACATAGCAGGCTTACACGGAGTGACCAAGCAAGCCCTATCCAAGTCCGTAAAACTTTTCCAAAAACAGTTTGACCTTTCGCCAACAAGGGGGCAGAAGTCATTGAAAGCCTGCGAAAAGTATAAACAAATCCAACTACAACGCCATGACAGACACCGTAATAAAACCAATTAAAGCGAAAGTGACTTTCGTCGAATCGGTTCCCGCCCCCGCCCCCCTTGCTAAAAACAACCTCGACCTCATTATAGTCCATCACAATAACGCCGTTGGCTTGGCCATCAATACGGTTAAGGAAGCAGCGAAGGCTGGCGACCTATTGGTTAAGGAAAGAGACGCAAGGTCGGGGAGTTTCAAAACTTGGGTTGAAGAGTATCTCCCCTTCGCTCGCAAGACCGCGTACCAATATATTAGGATAGCTGAGAATGTTACGTCGGGCATACTCAACCTTGCCGACGTTAGTTCCATCAGGGGAGCACTGAAACTTTGTAACACCGCTGACGGCACAGAGCCAAAGAGAGCAAAGGACAAGCGAGTGGAAACAATCCCGTCGCTATGTGCTAGAATCAATGCCGCCTACACAGGAGCAAAGAGCGATAAACCTTTACACGGATGGGACGATGAAGAGATTGATGCGTTGAGGACTTCACTCAAGGGCATCGTTGACATATATTTAGAGCTAGGCGATTCGAGTGAGGATGCGGATCGCTTTATATAGCTTAGTTGTGGGGGCGTGGAGTCGTTTCTTATCCTTTCTGCTTCACGTCCCTACTCCTTTACTCCCAACATACCCGTGACAAGCCCCGCAACGACAAGCATACATTCGCAATCGAAGTAGTGGTTTGGCCGCCGAGGCTTATTCACCCAGCGGTACTTAATCTTACCGTAAGAATCAACAGCTTCCTCTCTGTGCTCTGCGTGCATTTGAGCCAAATAGTCACCCTGTATGTTCTCAGGTATTTCCCAAGTTGGTCCCACCCCGTGCATATACTCATTGAGTAAATCCTTTATACTGGGATTGGAAAAGTGAAACAGCCTAATGGGTCTAACCCTACCCTGCATGGTCGTCCCCAAAGCGGGGTCAATAAGTGAGTCCTTCCAAATCTGCCTCACCTTGTCTACCATAAAGTTCTCAAGCTCATCCCCTTTCATGGGCTTCCATGCGTAGCCAGACTTCGTGACCTCATTATAAACCTGTGTTGCTAAATAGCCTGAATCAATCGCGACATCATCATCGTCTACCTTCAGGTCTTTGATCTTCTGGCGGAGGTCGTCGAACCACGAAATCCTCCCGCAGTCTATTAAGCGAGAAGTTCCGTTCTGACCAAACGCTCGACAAACATAAAACATGTGGTCTTTCTGAATGTCCGCCGCAAGAAACCTCCTCTCCTCACCTTCCCATGTATCGAGTAATTTGTACTCCTGCCTCCGTGATTCCAAGTAACCTGCGTCCTTGCCATACTTTAGCCTGTCCTCCCAAGGTTGCCCCAAGGTTTCCGTAATGAAAGTCTTCAACGGCTGTGGGTCTCCCCATGACAATGCCTTCTTGGATGAAAGAAACTCCTCTACCAAATCCCTCCAACGAACCCATGGAGGAAGCATAGCGCTCCATGTGTAGCTGCGTCTATTACTTGGGCATTTCGTGTTATGAGGTTTCCATATACCATCCGTAAGCTTTCTTCTTACCTGTGGTTCATCCTTGTGCGCATGTCCGCACGCCGCGCACTCGTACCTTACGGTCTTCGCAAGGACATCAAAATCATATCGCCCGTCTGGTTTCGTTTTCTCATCAACGTTCCACTTAAGGTTGTCCCATTCCAAGAGCATGTCTGCATTACACCCCTCGCACTTCGAGTAATAATGTCTCTGGTCTCCCATCAGGAACTCCTGATGAACCGCATCATGCTGCTGATCGGGTGTGGAAATTACTACTCGGCGGGCGTTCCAGAAAGTTCTTGTCCTCTTCAACACCATGGGAAGCGCTCCCGGCGGCCAGTTCCTTACCTCGTCGAGCAAGAGCCAGCGCCTTGGCTTGCTCTGGAGTTTAGATGGAGCGTTCGAGCCTACTACCTCAAGCGCCATGCCGGGAAAGTAAACCTCCCTGCTCTTAGTTAATCGCGGGCTATCTGGCATCTTCGCCGCTACCGAAGGACACGCGCGAAGGCTGGGCATAAGTCGCTCGTTCGCAAACTTCAAGGCTTCCTCGTCGCTGGAAGTAACCCACATACATGGTCCGGGGTCTTCCGAGATAAGCCAGCAGAGCAAGGCTATCATGGTTTCGGTCTTAGCCGATTGGGCGGAACACATGATGGATAAAGACTGAATGCGGTTGTCCGCAAAGTCCTCCATAAACGACTTAACCCACGGGGAGTTGTCCGCCCTCCATTTGCCGGGGAATGGGGACACCGCTACGGTGAAGTTGTCTTCTGCCCATTTCCATGGAGCTCGCCTGTCGGCTGGCTTCCATGCGAGGCGGGATGCCTCTTGAACAATGTTCACGCTATGTATCGACCGCGAGAATCTTGAGGGGTATTCTTATGAAAGTCCTCAG